CGCAAACCAAGCCGCCATTCAAGCCGATCTTAACCGCCTCTTTGGAATCTAAGACCATGCCAAACCAATCCGACACGACCCAAATCCCGAACAAATACGCGAGCTTACTGCTGGTAGGATCGCTACTATTTTTGGGAATGGTATCGATCTACGCAGGCACCGAAGCCCGCGACCTCAAAAAAGCCGTGCAGGCGAGCAGCACGGCTGACACGCGCCAGGACGCGACGATTGACGCGATCCTGCAAACGCAAGCGGACGGGAAAAAGGCCACCGAAAAACTGACTGATGCAGTCATAAATCTAACGGTGGAGATTGCAAAAACCCCCCGCTAGCCAAACGCATTAAAAATCCCTCAAATGTAAACTCTGAAATGCAAAACAAAACCGAAAGGTAAACCAAAACCCAAACCCAAAAAGAGATGAAAATGAAAAATATACTTCTGACCGCCATCCTTGCTTTTGCAGCCGTGGCATTCACTGGCTGTGACATTGAGGACATCACTGGCTATGCCTACACCGAGACGGGCGGTGAATACACCGTTTCGGATGAGTTTGGGAACGTGCTGACCTTTGACCGAGAACAGACAAAGCAAATCGCAAAGCTGGGGCAGCAGGACGCAGAAGCTTTTCTTACAGCTCGCTTTGAATCCCAGTTCCCGGCAAGCTACAGTGCACCGGGCGTGGCCTTTGCAATCGCTAGGCAATCGACAACCCCCACAGATGTGCAAATTAACTCAGTGGCTCAAGTGGCGGCCAATGTGCCGGGGGTTGTCTCTCCGGGCGTGGGGTCTACTGTCAGTGTGGTTTTAAATGCGTTGCTCGGTATCGGCTTGGTTGGCTACCGAGCCTTTAAACTCAAACAGATAAGTCGTAAAGATGCGGCGTTAGATGGCGCGGGCAGGTTGATTGATGGCATTTACAATGTCGCAGAAGTGCTACCAGACAAAGAGCAAGGCAAGCGGGTTGTGAAAGTAGTCGATCAGGGGCTTGACCTTGTATTTGCGGTCACGGGTGCGGCGGATGAACTCAAAAGAGCAGTCAAGCGCACCGAGACACCTTCGATAGACTCTTCGATTTACAACTAGAAGTAGATTTGTAATTTACAAAGCCTCTGCTTGGGTCTATGCCTTGCAGGGGCTTTTTTATGCAATGACAACAAAACAAGTTGGGAATCCGCAAGCGCACCTTGCTCTTGCCAAGTGGTGCAAAATGATGTCAAGATGGTTTGAGCAGCGGGCGGCTTATCATGCGGCCAAATCGGAAAACCCACTCGCAGAGTTAGAAATCCCAGTGAAACCAAAAAATCCGAATGAATAACAATGTAACACAGGCAATGAAAGAGGCATGGGCAGGCGCGAAGCCGAGTACGGTATTACTCCATACGCTCCACATTTCCCACGCTGGAACGTCCCAAGATTTCTATTTAGTCAATGCCCCAGTCGCTTACGTGATGACTCTTGAGGATGACACAGAGCACACTTTCGAGCCAGTAGGTTTCAAGCTGGCTTTGCCTAGTCAGAACGTCGATGGTGTAGGTGAGCTTGGCTTTGAAATCGACAATGTTGATGCTAGGATTTCGGAGTTTATTGACTCGGTGCTTTACCAAAACAGCAAAGTCATTTTGAAATACAGAATCTACTTAGCTTCGGATCTCACCACACCGCAAAATACACCACTCGCTTTGACTCTTTCGGATGCGCAGATAACAGCCCAAACGGTCACAGCGCGGGCGGCATTTGCTGACATTGTAAATCTGAAATTTCTAACTCAAAACTACACCCGTGGGCGGTTCAAATCCCTCGGAAATAGCTAAATGCAAATCACCGACTACATAGGCACAAAATGGGAGGCTGACGGGGTGGGGCCTGGCTCGTTTAACTGTTGGACGATGGTAAGGCACTACTACAAACACGTTTTGGGGGTCGAACTGCCTGAACAAGTGGTTGATGTGAACTGCATTAAAGCAGTCACCAAGCTTGCACAATCTGAGTCTGAAAACTTGAGCGTTTGGGAGGAACTAGGGACTCCTGTTGAGGGTGCAATTGTGCTCATGGGGGCAGGGCGGACAATGGGTCATGTGGGTGTTATCGCCACCAGAGATTTGCAGGTCTTGCATTGCTCGCACAGCGCGGGGCGGTCTAATCTCCAAAGTCTGCACAAAATCCGCCAGCAGTGGCGAAACGTCAAATTTTACAAATTAAGATGCACCTAATCGAAGTCACAAACCCATTTGACCCAATCAAAGAGCACACTGTCCATAGTGTGCCAGTGTCCGGGGTGCCCACTATCAACAAAGTTTTGGGTGCTTCTGGGCTTGCCCTTGATGCGCCGTTCATCGTTTTCGTAAACAGTGATGCAGTTTTGCGGGCGGGCTGGGACGATCCGATAAACCCCAAAGCGATCATTTTAGTGCTCCCGGCGGTTGAAGGTGGTTTCTCATGGCTGATCTTTACCGTCTTGATCACCATTGTCTCCGTTGCTCTGTCATTGATGCTGACACCTGCTCTGCCAGTTAACCCGGCGGCAGGCTCTGAAGCTGACTCAGTCTATACACTCAGGGGCCAAACCAACCAGGTCAAACTGGGCGAGGCCATTGAAAGTGCGTATGGTGACGGCCGGCATTGGCCATCTTACGCAGCGCAATCGTATAACTACTATGTAAACAACAACTCTTGGCAAAACTCGCTCTTTGTAATTGGGCAAGGTAGTTGCACCATTGATGCGATAAATATTGAGGACACACTCGCAAGCGAGTTTGAGGACATCGAAACGCAAATTGTGCAACCCGGCGGTGCAGTGTCGTTGTTTCGCGACAATGTGCAAACTTCCACTGAGGTTGGGAACGTCGAACTCTATGGCACCAATGAGGATGATTTTGATTCAGACGGCTTTGAGGTCGTGGTCAATGACTCCGGCACACTTGCGGACACAATCGCCGTTGATGTTGTTTTCAGCCGGGGGCTGTATTCTCAAAATGACAAGGGCGGGCTGAATAATGCGACGATAACGCTTCGATTTGACTACAAACAAATTGACGACACGGGCGCAGATGTGACCGCATGGACAGAGCTTTTTTCAATCTCAAAAACAATGGCGACAGTGACGCCACAGCGGTTCACGCGCTCAGGGACTGTCAACCCGGCGCGTTACAAGGTGCGCGGCATACGCACAAATACTGCTTCGGATAGTTTCAAAGTCGGTGATACCGCCATCTGGGAAAGCGCAAGAGCGTTCCTTCCTAACATTGGCAGCTATGGCGATCTAACCATGCTTGCAGTCCGCGCACGGGCAACCGCAAATCTCAATGACAACTCGGCAAGAAAGATCAATGTCGAGTATCGGCGTAAACTCCGCACTTGGTCTCCGGCGGGGTGGGCACCTGCAACAGAGACGCGCTCAATCGTTTGGGCATTCTGTGACATCTTGACCGCAGCCTATGGGGGCAACTTGTCAGATGACTATTTAGACTTGCCAGCTCTTTATGAGCTTGACCAAGTCCTGACATCAGAAGGCAGGTTTTTTGACTACGTGATTGATAAGAGTTCCAGCGTTTGGGAAGCCTTGAAACTGGTTGCCAGTTGTGCGCGGGGTGTCCCCATGATCGACAATGGCCTAATTACCATCATTGTTGACCGTTTACAAACACAGGTCACACACCTTTTCAACGCTGAAAACATCGTCTTTGGCACGCTCAAAACTTCGGCATCATTTTTCAAGGAGGAAGAATTTGACTCTTTGGAGGTTGAGTATCGCAACCCAACAACTTGGAAACAAGAGGTTGTGACATGCGCTCTTGCGGGTTCGGCAAGCGAGAACCCGGACACCATGACACTCGCAGGTGTCACAAGTCGCGATCTTGCATTTGTTGATGGAATGAAAATCATCTCAGACCGTAAAAAACGGCGCAGGGAAGTTACCTTTAGGACAGGGCTTGAGGGTTTTCTGGCCACATACAATGACCTAATCCGTGTCGAAGATGACACTTTTGGCCTGTCTGCAAACATGGGTGGTGATGTGCTCGGCATCGCAAGCGACAATGTCACAATCACACTTTCAAACGATGTCACCTTTGTTGACGGCCAAGAATACACAATCCGTTTGCGTGGCATAGATGGCACCATTTACGGGCCTTATGTAGTCACAGCGGGTTCGGCGGCAAACGTGGTGGTCTCAGCCACAAGTTTGGCGGTTGAGGACATCCTACCACTAAGAGACAGCGATGGATTCGTTAATGTAGTTACGCACAGCCCTATTTACGAGCTGGGCGGCGGCGTGTCATTTGCTAAAAATTGTGTGATCACACACCTTGAACCGGGCGACGATGACACGGTGGCAGTCACTGCGGTTGAGTATGACCCAAGCGTATATGACAATGACAGTGGGGCGACCACTCCCGGCACAGGTGGCACACCATCTCTGATCGGCTCAAATGCATTGCCTGTGGTGTCCTCGATCACGCTTACCCTACTTGGTGAGGATCTTTTCAGGGTCATCTGGATTGGTGACGCTGAGGCAGAGTATTACGTGATTCAGATTTCGACAGATCCGACAGCATTTGTCGGTGACTCAAATGAGGCATGGCAGACCGTAGCGACCATTTACGGGCAGACTTACACCGATATTCCGGTAGGGGCTAGTGTGTTTTACGTCCGCGTTGCGGGTGTTAGTGCGCTCGGTCAAGGCCCTTGGGTTGCCACAGGGTCACAAACTACTGACGACTATTTTGCAGCACTCTCTCTACCGACTGGCACAGTCACAGCCGGGTATGACTCTCTTGTTATCACATGGGGTGCGCAAGATGACGCGGACTATTACGAAATTTTTATAAGTGAGACCGACCCCGGCGGGGCCACACCGACCGTGCAAGCCACAGTTGAGACAAACAGTTTCACGCTCACCGGCCTCGATGGTGGTGCAATCCGCTATTTCCGAGTGCGCTCGGCGCGGGTGCTCCCAAGTGGCACAATTATATACTCATCTTGGGCATCTATCTTTTCGGGGACCACACTGGCGAGAACCCCAGACAACCAATCGTTTTTTGGCCCTACCGAACCTTCAGACCCTGGTATCTTGGGGGCTATCTGGTTTGACACAGATGATGACAACCGCATTTACCGCTGGGATGGCACGGACTGGGTTGACGCACAGAAACTAATCAGGGCAATTGACATCGGCGCGGGCGCGGTGGAAGCCGACTCAGTAGGGGCAAATCAGATCATCACGCAAACGGCGAACATTGCAGATGCGGTAATAACAGACGCGAAGATCGCTAATGTCACAGCAGGGAAAATAACCGCTGGAACAATCACAGGGCAGGAAATTAAAATTGCGGGTTCTGGTGGCTCCATCGAATCAAGCAACTTTGTTGCGGACACTTCGGGCTTTCAGGTTTTGGGGACAGGTGAAGCAGAGTTTAACAATGTCAAGATTCGCGGTGCCGCAACAATTGAAGGGGCATTCCAAAGTGGTATAATATTGGTTGATGACGGTGTCTATTTGGCACGGTCTGACGCAATAACAAAGCTAGCTTTGCCCGTGGTGGCTAGTAGTGTTACAGCTAATAGTAATACTTCTCCTTTGATTTACATTTACGGTTGGGACGCAGTTGGTGCAAATACTGCTAACAGAGTGGTTAAAACAAGTGTAGTAGTGACTTTGTCAGCTTTTTGGAGTGGGCGAGTTGACTTTTTACCACTCCGCCTTGACGGCTCCATACAAAAGAGTGTGAACGGGGGCAGTTGGGCCACAATAGCAACCGGGCGTGCTGGGGGGGCAGAATATCAGTCGGGACAAGATTCCGAGTGGTCTGGCAGTGGTGCTTTTTCAGTGGTAGTTAATGTGACTTTTAGTTCAACAGACATAGTTTCATTTCGCTTTGTAGGTGAGGCGGGTGATTATTGCGGTTTGAACTCTTTGGCGTTCAACTGGTAGGATATTATGGCATTAGAAAAAACACACACTCTCGAAAACGGCGTTGCCGTTAATTACTGGGCGATAAAACAAGCCACCGAGTTTGATTATCACGCGCAAGTTTGCCGGTTGTGGATTCTGGCGTGGGTTAGTGCGACCGCAAAGAGCAACGGCTCCGGCTACGTGTCACAGGCGACACGCAATTACTATGTAAGCGTTGAGGACTTTAACACCTACTTTGCAGACTCAGTGCTTCAGGAGTCTGGCAAAAGCCCTGCTTCACAGGCTTACGCTTACATAATCGCAAAAGATCCTTTCTTTGCGGATGCAACCCTTGTCTAACGCGCTCGGCTCAGTTCCTGCAAGTTTTTGATCGCAGCGAGGAACCCTTTTTCATTTTTGCCTTTTTCCCGGACCACTTCAAGTGCCGCGTCATCAAAGGTGCCGGGCACAGTCAGACGGTAAACAAAGGTTTCTTCTGTCTGCCCGGTCCGGGCAAGGCGGGCGTTCCATTGGTTATACAACTCATTTGACCAAGTGGGGGTGAACCAACAAGTGGACCGCCCGCCATGTTGAAGACCGTCAACCCCGTGACCAATGGAAAGTGGGTGTGCAACCAAGAACTTGATTTTGCCTCCCTGCCAACGCTTCAAGCTTTCATCATTGAACAACTCAGCCCCCGGACAGGCGGCAAGGATGCGGGTTTGTTCATGGGTGAATTGGGTTGCCACAAGCAAGGGTTCATCAATGTCCTTTTGCAGTTTAATCAGTGCTTTGATTTTTGCGTCATGGACAACCCCAACCTTTTTATTCTCGTCATAAATTGCACCGGACGTTGCTTGAAGAAGCTTTTGAATCAAAGCCCCCTGATTGACTGCAACCACTTCAAGCCCTTGGTCTTCAAGCAGAGTCAAAAACTCTTTTTCAAGTTCCTTGTAAACCTTCCGCCCGGCGGGGGGCAATTTGATTTCAATGTCTTCCGTGACCGTTGGCGGGATGTCCAACCAATCTTCTGAACGTAGGGTCAAAGCAATGTCCGCAACCCGTGCTTCAATGAACTTTTCCGCCCCTTTGCGGATGACAAACTTGGGGTATTGGGAATATGCATTGTCCGGTTCAAAGTAAGCTTTTTGGAAATTGGTAAAAGCGGTCCCCAAGCGGTCCCCATTATCAAGCAACCGGATTTGGGCAAACAAATCCAAGTAAGAGTTGGGGCAGGGTGTCCCGGTCAACCCCCAATGGCGTTTGAACAAGTGCCGGAAGTCCCGGAAACCGTGAACCCGCTCTTTTACAATGACTTCATTGCCAAGGCGGTTGATTCGTTTCAGTGGTTCCCCATCTGGTCCTTTTGCCGGGCGGTTGTAACCGTTGACCCGCTTGCTTCCGGGGTTCTTGGCTTTGCTCAATTCATCCCAAGCCACAGTGTCAACGGGCATGTCTTCCGGGGTCATCCCCTTGAGTTGGTTTTTGCAGAACTTGGGGAGTGATTCATAATTTAAAGTATAAATGTCCGCTGTGCCTTCTTCCCAAGCTTTCAACCCTTCTTTGGTCCGTAGGCAAACGACCTTCATATACCGGAAATTAGACCACTTCTCAACCTCATGGGGCCAAGTAAGGGTTGCCACACGCAAGGGGGCGATGATAAG